CTTGATATTTTCCCCGGAGGAAGATTCCTACTTACCTTTTCCTGCTTTCTTCGGGGGATATTTATATGGGCTTAGGGTTTTTCATGAATGCCTCGCAGTTTCCTTCCCCTTTCGGCGAATAAGTTTATAGATATTCTACCTCCATAAGCCCATATAAATGTCATACAAAACTACTGGGATTCCATATGAAAACAAGATGAAAGGGGTTGATAAAGTATGGGAAAGCCAGCAATAGATCCAATCGACAGAGAGAATCAGATGATAGCATTAGCTATGGACAGAGCTGAAGAGCGTCTTAGGGATGGCACAGCCACTTCACAAGAGATTGTACACTTCTTAAAACTTGGTTCAAGTCGTGAAAAAGCTGAACGAGAGAAACTCGAAAGAGAAAACGAAGTTCTCAGAGCTAAAGCTGAAGCTTATCAGTCTTCTCAGAAGATCGAAGAATTATATTCGGAAGCAATTGATGCAATGCGATTGTACAGTGGAAAAAATAATGATCGCTAGCAAGAGTTATTCAGAACTTATCACATATGAAACATTTCAGGAGCGATTCGAGTATTTAAGGATACGAGGATTTGTAGGAAAGGAAACATTCGGACGAAACCGTTATGTTAATCAAGCATTATATTCTTCACCAGAATGGAAAGAGTTTCGTAGAAGAGTAATATTACGAGATAACGGGTGCGATTTAGGGATAGAAGGTCATGAAATATTTGACAGAATTCTAATTCATCACATTAATCCGATTTCCCTACAAGACATAATAGATCGAGCATACTGTGTCTTCGATATGAATAATGCCATATGTGTTACTCATGAGACGCATAATGCTATACATTATGGAAATGAACAATACTTGTCAACCGTTCCAATTGAACGACGACCTAATGACATGTGCCCATGGAAATAGAAGAGGATAATCAAATGAGAGAATTAAAGTTTATCGTAAATGAGCAAATATTAGAAAAAGACGAAAGCTGTGATTTTTCTAATATCGTAGCTGGTTCTGGAGGATATTTAGCAATAAGAGTAAACTTCAGTCATTTGTGGAACGGGTTCGGAAAAGTAGCAGTCTTTACAAAATTATTAAGGGAATATCCTGTAATTTTGGAAAATGATTATTGTATAATTCCAAAGGAAGTTCTAAACACCAATAAGTTCAAAGTGAAAATAATTGGTAAGAAAAAAGATGTAAAACTCACTACAAACAGCATCACAATCGAACAGGAGGTGAGTTAATTGTCTGATATAGATGAATTACTGGAAACCGCTGAACAGAATGAAATCGAAAAGCAGAACGATTCTTATACATATCTTGATAACTATTTGAGATTAGAAGACTATGTTTCGGACTATCCAATAATAACAATAGCTTCAAAGAATATTTATGACTTAACGAATGAAATCTCAATCGTTGGTGAGTCATATAGCCAGTATATGGAATTTGAAACTAACCGGTTCCAAGATGGTATTGATTTAACAGAAATGAACTTCCACATTAGTTATGTCAAAGATGGAAATGGCGGAGAAGATGCCCCAGTTAATGTTAGGTATAATACCAATAATATAATCTTAGGTTGGATAATAACAAACAACATAACTGCATCATCTGGAACTTTGCAAATAGCAATATGGGCTCAAGGTACTAAATATGACAATGATTATGTTTGGAAGACTAAGCCGAAAACCTATACAATCCAAGAAGGATTGAAAATAGCTGATGGAATTGTCGAACCTGATGAAAATTGGTATTTACAGTTTACTAAGTTAATCGACGAAAAAGTTAATTATGTTTCGGGGCAGGCTGGTATAGTTAGCCAGGCTAATGAAGCTACCGCAAATGCCAACACAGCAGCGGAACGTGCAGAAACGGCGGCACAAGCCTGCGAGGGCATCGTAGACGGCATGAACACACTTATAGACACCGAGACAGGCAGTACAGGCATACTCAGCCTTGAGGACGGATTATTAGTAGTAAGGGAGGCATAAAAAATGGCAAGTGGAGACATAATAAGCAGATTTTTACCGGAAAGCGAGATCCTCAAACGGCAGGACACACTTCTGGGCGCATTACTTGATGCAGATGTAATAGATACAAAGACTTTCTTCAAAGCAAGGGCAACTGGCGAAGTATACTCGACCAAGTTCCCGACTTACGAGACAAATACGACTTCTGATGGCGAAAAGCTGAATGCTTCAGCCGGGCTGGTTGCGGTTCCGTCAACCGAAACAGAAGCTGGGCGCGATGATTTTGCCAGCCGGAACGCATTCCGCTATATCGACTGTAACTTTATCTGCACAGACGATGGGGTGAAAGTTCCTACGGTATTAGCAGGTCAGGACGGATATGCCAACACAGGAAAGGTTGATGTCGGGATACTTACCCCGCCGACTTACTGGGCTATAGAGAAGCATTATGACGACGGCTATTATATAGTCCATTTTTCCGACACAAAACACGAGGAGCTTGATATGGTTCCGACACCCTGGTGCGTAGACCCGGCGGGAAATGAGATGGGCTATGGGATCGTGACAAAGTACTATGCGGGGTATATCGACGGCATCCTCTATTCCTCCAGCGGAGTCATAAATCCCGGATTTATGTCGTACCAGTACGGGCATACAGAGTTACAGAAAAAAGGGACAGGCTACTACGGCTCAGGCTCGGAGAGGACGGCATATCTTTTGTGTATGCTTTGGATCAAATATGCCACCAAGAACTCACAGAAAAAATTCAATGGTTGTACATCCTACAATCTTCGGTACTATGCAGCTGAGGAAACCACAGATGAGAATTACATTATAATCGCAGCGGATAAAGCCAAGAATCTTGTCGTTGGAAGCTGTGTGACGGTCGGGGAGATAGGGTCAAATACAAATTTAGACCGCGGACAGAGCTATACATATGACATTAAGAACCGCGTCCGCATCACTGCGATTGAAGCCGTCGAAGGCACCTCAAACAGCAGAGTGTACTTAGAGGGCGATGCTTTTTCGTGCACAACGACAACACTGCTTTCAACCATTACTTGTGCATCCGGCGAAACTGATAACGTGCTCGGAGCTGACGGCTATGTGGCTAACGATTCAAAACATGCTTTCAAGCTTGGAGGCGTTGAGGAAGGCATCGGTGCTTATTATGTATCGCTTAATGAGGTATGGAACAGAGAGACAACGACAACGGTATCCTACTATGTACGTGGAAATGCTGCGTGGTCAACTTCTATCAGCGGATATACGAAAGTCGGGACATTTGATATGGGAGATACCACTGATGCATGGATTGGGGACATTGATATTGACCTCTCTACAGGCGTTATTTATCCGAGGGTATACGGCTCCGGAGATAGTGTCGGGTGTGGCGACAGACAATACAAAGGCGGATCAGGTACTGGTACAAGAGAAGCTTTATTGCGCGGGTATCTCTGGGGTGGGTCGGATGCCGGCCTTGTGCGCTCGGCTCTCGGGGACTGGCTCTCGAGCCGGGACTGGCGCTGCGCGCTCGCCGTTTAAACCCTCCTCGGGGGTGAATTTGTGGGGCTTGTCCCCCACAAAGAGGGGCGCTCCCCTCTTTATTTGAAAGACAATTATAAAATTTGAAAATTATATAACGTGAAAACCGCCCATCGGTGATTAACAGTTAAAAGGAGAAACTATGAGCAAGAACTATAAGAAAGATATTTCTATTGAACCGAAGACACAGATGGAAGAGGCCGTTGATGAACTTAAAACAAAAGTAGAAAGTGTAGAGAAAATTGCTGAACCATTAATGGACAAATTAGTTTCCAAAGAAATCACAGCCCCAGTATTAGGAATAGTGTCGGGATGTGAGAGACTTAGAGTCCGAGATGCCAAAAGTGCAACGGCAAACATAATTGCTAAGCTTGATAAGAAAACAGTCGTAAAGATTCTCGAATCAGACGATCCAGGTTGGTATAAGATTCAGGAGACAAAGACTATAGGTTATGTTATGAAAGACTACATAACTTTACAGTAGAAACGAGGTGTTACTATGGGAGAAGAAAGCATACTCGATTCTATAAAACAGCTAATAGGAATTCAAGAAGATGATACTTCTTTTGACTTTGACATAATAACAGCAATCAATTCTGTTTTATCAATATTGACTCAACTTGGAGTTGGACCAGAATCTGGGTATCAAATAACTGATGGTCTAGAAACCTGGTCAGACTTCATGGATGAAGATCCAAGAATGAACAGTGTCAAATCATATGTATACATGAGAGTCAAGATGCTTTTCGATCCGCCATTGACTTCATCAGTATCTACGGCCATGTCTGATGCTATACGAGAATTCGAATGGCGTTTGAATGTTCAAGCAGAAAGTTCACAGGAGGTAAATTCAAAATGAGTTCATATAGAATAATCGGAACAGATGGTGGTGAACTCTGCCATTCTGGAACTGAAGGAATGAAATGGGGAAAAAGGCTATATCAGTATTCAGATGGATCTTTAACTCCTCTTGGACGGATTCATTATGGAGTCGGTTCTTCTAGAGACGAAAGTGTTTTAGCAAGAGATAAACAGATCAAAGCTAATAAAAAAGCTTATAAAGACTCTCTTAAGAAGGCTAATAAAAGAGCCAAAGAAGAGTTGGAGAAACAGGCTAAAAGAGATGCTGGTGAATCCGAAGAAAGTAGTAAGAAAACCATAGCATCTAATACTAGTAGTTCTAAAAAGAACATAAGCGAGATGTCAAATGATGAACTCGATTCTTACATCACAAGGCTTCGTAAAGAAAAAGAAGTTAAAGACCTTGAGCGATCTGTTTATGGTACAAATATTAATTCTTCCGAAAATAATCAGAAAGCAAATAATGGTAAATCATTTGCAAGACAAATCGGAGAATCGGCTGCTAGGACAATATTAACGGCAACTGTTGTATATACTGCTGGAGGAGTAGTTAATGCTATGGCTAAGGATAATGTTGTGAAAGGCGGTAAAGCCTTTAATAAAGAGAAGAAGAAAAACGAATATGGTGAAACATAATGTTAAGTAATCATGCAGTTCCAAGATACTATGGGGAGTTTCGAGATGCTGTACTCAGAGGAGAAATACCTGTTTGTGAGAATATATCCCTCGAGATGAATCGAATCGATGAACTGATAGCAAATCCAAATTATTACTATGATGATGAAGCTATAGATGGTTACATAGCATATTGTAACAATGAACTAACCCTAACCGATGGAACAGATCTTGAACTTCTCGATACATTTAAACTTTGGGCAGAGCAAGTATTTGGCTGGTATTACTTCATAGATCGTGAAGTATATGTTCCTAATAAAGGACACATTAAAGGTGGTCATTACGAGACTCGAACTATAAAGAAACGCCTTACAAATAAACAGTATCTTATAGTCGCTCGTGGAGCAGCCAAGTCGATGTATGACTCGAACATTCAATCATTTTTTCTCAATGTTGATACGTCGACGACACATCAGGTGACGACAGCTCCGACAATGAAACAGGCTGAAGAAGTAATGTCGCCGATTCGTACTTCGATAACGAGAGCTAGAGGTCCATTGTTCAAGTTTCTTACTGAGGGCTCATTACAGAACACTACCGGTTCTAGAGCAAACAGACAGAAACTAGCCTCAACAAAGAAGGGAATAGAGAATTTCCTTACTGGTTCATTACTTGAAGTAAGGCCAATGTCGATTGCTAAACTTCAGGGATTGAGGCCAAAGATCTGTACAATTGATGAGTGGCTATCAGGAGACATTCGAGAAGATGTAGTTGGCGCATTGGAGCAGGGAGCTTCGAAGGTAGACGACTATCTAATAATCGCTACCAGTTCTGAAGGAACTGTCCGAAATGGAAGCGGCGATACAATCAAAATGGAATTGTCGAAAATACTTAGAGGGGAGTATTACAATCCGCACGTTTCCATATGGTGGTATAGACTGGATGATATTCAGGAAGTTAATGATCCTGATACATGGCTTAAAGCCAATCCGAATCTTGGGAAGACTGTTACGTATGAAACATACCAGCTAGATGTCGAGAGGGCTGAGCAATCACCAGCTGCTCGTAATGATATTTTGGCTAAACGTTTCGGAATTCCTATGGAAGGGTTTACATATTACTTCACTTATGAAGAAACCTTACCATGTCAAACAAGACAAGATTTCTGGTCTATGTCATGTGCATTAGGAATAGACCTTTCACAGGGAGATGACTTCTGTGCC